ATCATAGCAATATCCATTTGCGTATTTATTGTTCTTTTCGTTTTTAGATATAAATTTTCTTCCACACTTTGAGCATTTATTTTTATCTGGCATTCCGTTACCTCTTTAAAATTAAAGATAATTCATAATATTAAATCGTGTTTTGTTTGTCAACTCTTTTTACACTTTTTATTATCATTATTATTACACATCATATTATATTTGTTGTTGACATTTAGATTTTATTAATTTAAAGTTAGGTAGATTTAAATATTAACTATTAATAAGGCGCATTATGATTAACAAAAAAGGATACCATAAGAAAAAAGAGAAAGAGAAAAACAGGAAAAGGATCGAGAACTATTTCGCTAAGTACCCTGATAGGTCACAGATGGAATGCTCAAAAGATCTAAAACTGTTTTATCGGACTGTTTTAAACCATGTTAAAGAGATGAGGGATGAGGGGGTTATATAATGAAAGGCGCAAATAAATACGCTTTGCTGTTTAGTACAGGTCAATATGGAAAGCTTTATATAACATCTGGAGATCATGCAAGGGGTTTGACATTTAGAATACAGGTTCTCCCTGAAGGCGAAAAAGCCATTCCTAATGGGTCAGGGAATACGTGTATAAATACAAGTGCTGTAACTGTATATGGGATGATAAGTGGGCAAAGGGGATGGACAGAGGTTTACGGTTGGAAGCACAAAGGTAAATGGGTTGATGATTTTGAAAAATTGTATCAAGATGCAAAGTTAAAAAAAGAATCAAATATAGCTACAGCAAGCAAGGAAAAAGCAAAGAGGGAAAACAATAAACTGGTCGTTGAGTCTGAATTATTGAGTAACTATTAAAACATAAACCCGACAAACTCAAACAATTTGAGCCGCCGGGTTTAAGCGATATAAAATTGTGTTGAGAAAGCATAGTTTATATTTAGGGAATTGTAAAGGGGGAATAATGTCAGAAGATAAAACAATAAAAGGATATTACTATCCATTAGTAACGTTCAAGGGGTATAATTATATAGCTGCTGCCAGGAGGCTTAATGCAGCTGATCAGAGTTATTTCAAAGACGTGAATCTTGATTCTGAAGAGGCTGATTTTGAAATAATGGACTTGATAGATGAAGCTAAAGAAAAAGTATTCCCAATGACAGATATAGAAAGAAATTGGGCTCTTGTTTATAAAACTGATGAATTTTACGGCAGCGATGGTGGGATACAGATAATTTCTAAAAAAGATTTTGAAGGTATGGGGGTTAAATTCAACGTGCAACCTTCTGAACTTCATAAATTAAGGTATTTTTCATTAACTTATTATACAGGGTGTGATTGTCCTTTAATCTTTGAATAAAACAGAAAAAGCGCTGAATCACTCCAGCGCTTTTCCAAACCAATAATGAAAGAAAAGAAAATTAACATTAGAATATAGATAAACTATCTAATTGTCAAGGAGAGATTGTGAGAACAAAAATAATAAAAGATAGCCACGGAGGGAAAACAACACGCTGTAAATATAATGGGTTTATGATTGGGTCTTTCGGATGTTTTAACGAATGTAGATATTTAAAAGAATCTAATCATAAGTTCGTATGGTGCAAGCCAACATTAGGTTTAAGGGTTATGAATTTCTTATCAGGATTCAATACAGATAGTTTCAAAGGTAAGGTTTTAATATTTGTCTTTGGTTTCTGTTTTGGTGGGTTGTTTATGGCTGTTGTTGGTAATTAAAAACTTGCCCCGGAACTGGTCCGGGGTTTTAAAAATGGAATTAAGAGGGGAATATGTCAGACAGCAAAGAAAAATTTACTATATATGAGAAAGATGGTGCCACAAATGTAATAGCGGGGCAGATCTCAATAATACACCATGGGACCAGTAGAACAAGGCAGCAACTCGAAGTTATATGTTATCATAAAGATGTGACGTGTATTGAAATATTCATAGAGATATATGACAGTAACGATTATAGAAAAGTATCATACCAAACTTTATACCCTCTTGAATATTCTGATAAAGGGAACCCATTAATATATGTTGCACCAGAAGAAAATACAGTATTCGAATATTACAACGTGTATTTATTAGGGTATACAATAAAGGGGCTTCACAGTGAGATTCGTTTTTAAGGAAGAGGTGATGATGAAAAAGGTAATAATAATAATAATAATTTTAATAATGTGTTTTACCTCTATTTGCTTTGCAGAGAAAAGGGTTACTTATTTAACATATCAAGGTGTGGCTGTTAGTAAATCTACGAAAACTAATGTTTTTAAAGTTATTAAAACTGTTTATTGCGACAAGGTAATTGCATATGATACTTATTTAGAACTATACAACTACACAGGTAAATATAATAATACTAATCTTATATTAATAATCAGGTCTGAATACATAGTTGTTGAAGATGTTAAAATCAAACCAAATAAATAATATCAAGGAAGGGTATTCGAATGGGAAACACTTTAGCAATCCCTAAAGATACAGATAACAAAGGGTGGAAATATGATTATGAATTTGTTATGAGAATTAACGATTATGTGTTTGAAAAAACTGAAAATTATCCAAACAGAGATCAGTTAGAAGCTGTTTTGGAATTTCTGGAAGAAAAGAAACATATAACATCTATATAAATTGTAACTAAATTAAAGGAGGTTGAGAGACGGATAAAGATAAATCTATTAATTGGTAATAAGCTGTGTTATTGTTCAATTATTTTATTTTAATGCTTCTTCAGATATTCATGGATTTACCAAGAGGGCTAATGAGCGATTTTATAAGGCTATAGACTTTAATATCAACTCTTAGGAGCTTCGGCTTTCCGTGGGTATCTGAAGGAGCATTAAAGCAATTTTTAACAAAGGAGGTAAGTGTGTTGAAACGAAAACTATTTTTATTTGTTTTAATACTTTGTTTGATAGGAATATCAGGCTTAGTTCTGGCAAGTCCCAATAATCCGGCAAATATTGACCGGGTTGAAATCGATATGGGAAGCCATGTTGATATAGTGAGCGCAAGTAAAGCGCCTGTTTGGTTTCAAATTGCTGACAATAAAATATATTACGCTATATATAATAAAACAGAAGGGTTAGCGACCTTCGGAGATTATGAGAACAGGGAAAGAAACAATTGTGATCCAAAATGGGTGTGGCGTAGCTCTTTGAAAGACTCATATATTATATAGAAAGACCAGTGAACCTAAAAGGTTTATGATATTAAAAACACGAAGCCCGGAATTGTTCCGGGCTTTTTATTTTATAACCTTAAATATTTTGGCTAAATAAACCACAAACCCAGCAGCGGCAAACATCGTTATAGCATTAGTAGATAGTTTTATAATAGTTCCTCTAAATGTGTTTTTATCTGTCTCTTTCGTTTTAGCAATGTTGATTAAAGATGCCATTGTGGCTTGCATCTCAATCGGCTTAGACGGGTCTATCCCAACAGAGACAAGGGTATCTCTTACTGTGTCTTTAACCGCACCAGTAACAGCTTCAGTAACAGCACTCTTGATAATACTTGTTGAATGATCGCTCGCTTCTTTTGCCACTTGTCTTAACTCATCTTTGGTTGCAAAAGCGTTCATCTCTTCACGGGTTACAAATCTGCCAGAAAAAAAACTCTTGAAATCTTCTTGTGTCCAATTAGAAAGTTTATCCATTTTTCAGTCCTATTGTTTTTTTCGCAAAAAGAGAAGGTAAATATTCAATAAAGATCGGTTTATATTCAGGCCCAAGAGCGTTTAAAAAATCTCTGATAGCCCACACGCATTTAATTCTTGTTCTGCAAAATGATGCTTGTTGACCTATCATATTTTGTAACATTTGGTTCAGTTCGTCGTTATCTTTCCCAGTATCTACAACAAGGTATTTATCCAAAAGGTTTTTCTGTGACACATGCCTTTTCATATATTTAGGAAGAGTCCACTTGAAACCATAAAGGAATCCTCTGTAGTAAATCGAGACAGAGCAAAAAGGAGAACCTAAAAGAGAGGTGAAAACACCCCTTGTTTTAGTGGGTCGCTCGAAACATAAATAAATGTTGTTTTTTATAATTGGGTCTGAATGTTTGTTATAATTCCTTTTACTAACATTATACGCCCTAATAACGAATATTAATACTAATCCATATATAGGATATAGTGAATATGTTTTATTCAAAACTAAGGGCAAATATGATAATATACCATAGGTTTGATAATACATAAAAAGGGCTAACAATGATCGCTCATTTATTTTACTTGGTGGTGTTTTAGAAAAAATTATATAAAACAGCATTAACATAGAAACAGAACTGCCGAATTGCATGACATACCAATCTGCTCCTTCCATAAAGTCGAATTCTATTAAATATATGTTAGATATTAAAAACACCACTAAATATTTCATTACTTTTTGGGCTTCCTTTTAGGAGGCTTTTGCCTGGTCGGAGTTGTTCCAAAAACTTTCTTTTTTGGTTTCACTTTTTTTGCTTTTGCCATTGTTTTCCTTTTTTAATTTTTATAAAAATGATAGCTGAGTACGATCACCATTTAAGCGACCCTTGCAACCACGCACGAAATATCTACTTATAAAATATTTCTTAGCGAAAGTAGGTAGCCACTACCATCCTGTTATTATATCATAGTTTTCAATATCTGTCTTGTCAGTTAATAATCTTAATGCATCTTTGTGACCTTTACCAACTCTCAATAATCCACCAACATGTGTCCTAACAGCCATAGCAAAGTTTATGTAATCTTGCTGTGTAGGGAATATATGCTCGTTGTTTTCCCTATCCCACCAGATTCTATCAACACCTTCCCATGGGTATGCTGTCTCGTCTAACAGCGAGTCACTGGCAAATATCTTTTGACTCATTATATTGCCTATGTCTTGCGGCCTTACATCCCAATTACGACCACCATAAACAAAGGCTTCGTATTGCTTGGTGTTTTTTAAGGCATCAACCTCATCACACCTTTCTTCCCTATAGCATATACACCACTCAAGCGTATGGTCATCGAATATTGATGTATCTTCTGGTATCCTATCTCCGGGCTGAGTGCTTTCACCTTCTTTTTTGATATATGAATCAGGCTCTATCCTGATATTGACCGCTGTTCCTGTTTCATTATTTTCCCAAACTATCATTTTACACCTCTTTAATATGAATATTTGCTTATTTCTATATCTGAAATATCCCCTGCCCCTGCCCCTTGGTTTTTCCAATATATTGTTTGTGTTTCAGTTAAAACTATCCCAGAGTAGATCCCTTGATTTTCTCCACCGGTTCCTGTGCTTGGTCTATGTTTTATCCATTGTGATCCATAGCCACCTGAGTCAGAAGCAATATAAGTTGCGGTTAATGTACTTGAATTATCCTCAGCATAGAGTGTCCCTGCTATTTGTTTAGCGGTTATTGGAACTACAGTTGATATATCTAAAGATGTATATGTAGGTTGGTTAGACCCAGAAGATAAAACCTCAACAGGAAGAAATACAACAGAGTTGTCTACTTGTTTAAAATCTATAAAATCACTTCCAGAATTATTATAAACTGCACCAACCAAAGCCTTAAAAGTAAAGCCTGCCGGAAGAGTCGGTGTAGTGTCTGTTGCAGATAAAACACTTCCAATTGTTCCATCCGGTTTGGCTATAATCCAAATAAAATACCAAGTGCTTGAAGCTTCTAAACCTGTATCAAGCCCACCGTCTCCTGATGCTGATATGTCAATTGTTTCATTAACAGAGCGTGCTATAAAAGTACTATTGGCTGTGTCTGTTAAGGCTATTTCATCAATTGTAACTGTAATCGTTGCAACTGTTGGTCGATTAGAAAGAAGATTTCTATAAACACCAGTTACGGAGCTTGCAGAACCGGGATTGGTAAATATCCATGCGCCTGTCCCACTATCTGCCGCCGGGGAGTATCTTCCCTCAATTAGTTGTCCATCTGCTATTTCACCTGATGCAATTTCAGAGCCATCTATTTTCAGGAATTTCTTTACACCTAAAAGACTCCCAGCGGTTTGCCCGATATCCACTGTCATGTTTCCTGTGTTAGTGTTGGCAGAATAGAAAGAGACCGGCCAACCGTTAAATCTTGCGTATGTTGTAGGAAGTAAAAGCCCACCTGATCCTGTTGTTGGTGTTAAAACAACTGTGTTTGGCGTTCCTGAGTCAACACAACTTCCAGCCGCAAGAGCAACCACTGAGGCCTCTGCAACTTGTTCATTATTGGGCGTTAAAAGTGTTTGTCCAGACCTTGAAACTATGTTTTGAAGCTCAAGAGACATACTGTTAAACTCTTCTGCGCTTATCTCCCCGCTGGCTCCTGCGGTATCATCGGTTTTTATACCAATTTGTTTCATTTTTAACTCCTTCTTATTACTAAAACTACATTAGCCGGAAGTATTTTACCAGCGGTACAAACTATTAAACCTTCTTCAACCGATCCCAATTTAACAGGGAAAGACAAAGGAAAGCTTTCGTTTAATTCGGTATTCACATAACTTAAATATATTTTAAATAGTGAATTTGTGCTGCTTAAAACTACCGGGAAAGAAATCGGAAACCCCTCAACTTCTTGACCTGTTTTTAAAGTTATTTCTTGCCCTGTAATTTCTTCTATATATTTTTTGATTTCGTTAAGATCGACTATTGGTTGTTTGGTAAATTTTCTTATAACTTGCTTTCGCCTGTCTTCAAGCCCCATCAGCCTACCTTGGCAATCATCGGGTATTCCAACCGATGTCTCCCAATCATCTAACAGTTCAATCGATTTATTTATATCAAATTCAATTGATAATGCTTCAACTTGCTGCAAAAACCCGTTAAAAGCTGTGGAAAGACTTTCGACCATTCTTTGCAAAACAGAACCTTCAATATTTTTAGCAACCCATAATTTACCATTAGGCACATGTTGCGCTAAATCTTGACTCGTTTTTTTATTTGTAGGTGATTTAAATTTATACATAAATTCCTAAAATGTTATTGCGTCTGAGGTTGCAAGTTCTCCCGAACCAATTACAACATCTGCAGGCGGTGAAGTTATGGTAAATGAGTTTAATTGCTCATTCGTTTCCAAATCTACTGTTTGAGCAATCGCACCTCGGAGTGAATCAATAGATACATTTGTTTCATATTTAACACTATCCACAAAATACGCCCGGTAACTGCTTTCTATCGCTGTTCTCATTGTTGGAGTGCCTGGGCTAATAGCTGAAAAAACAATGGGTACAGGAACAGGGGTCGGCCCCTGAACATATACAAATTCCGTTGGGGTATTTGCGGGTAACCCACCATCGTTTATAATTTTATCTTTAGTTTCTGCTATAATTGTTGGTGTCGGTATTATATTTGGGTCGTTGTCTCTTACAAAAGACACACTTACCTCACCGGGAGCAGGGTCAATAGCACCACTACCACCCGAAGCTGTAGGAAGTGTAATAAAAACCCTTGTGTTTCCAGAAATAGAAAGAACTGATATTGAGATAGCAGCTGGTGTAAAAACTCCTGCTATAGCTGATCTACTCGCAAGGATTAATTGTAAATAAGTATCATCTTCAGCTTCTTCGGAACCTCCACTGATCCCATCGAATTGCGCTGTGCCCGTTTCATTTGCTCCTGAAACTGGCGTTGTGCTATCGATTGCAAACTGTCCATCTTTTGAAACATTTGTTAATAATCCTGTATCGAGAGACTCTGTATTTACAGCCGCATGAACTGAAAGAAAACTACCTGATCCGGTCCCTGGAGTTGCAGGGGAACCAGTTACATTATAAGTAAACTGGTTTCTTGCTATTACGGTAATATCTTGAAGTCCGTTATACTCTGCTTGATCGAACCCTACTATAGTGCATGGGCCTGTTGTTAATCCATGGTCGGATGGAGTTGTACAGGTCACAAGAGTTACAGCTCTTACAAGTTGCTGAATTAATCCTGTATTATTAACTATCGTTGCGGTAGCGGTTGATTGATATTGAAACCCGTTTGCATTGTTAAAAATAGTTCCTATAGGGATGTTTGTTGTTAATGTCCCTCCAATATTGATATTTCCTTTTGACTGCGTCGCTGGTGGTCTTGGGAGGTCTTCGTAGGCTCCCCACCTATCAAGAAATTCCCCTGTTGCAGTTTGTGGAAACATCTCTAAATTAAGATCTCTTAAGACAGAGGTTAGAGCTTCGGCAAGTGCAGCAGTTCCAACCGTGAAACCTTTTTGCCAGCTTCCAAAAACAGTCGGGTCAATTTCGGGAAGGATTTGCAATATTTTAGCGTTTATAATATCTGAATATTTTCCAAAATCTAAATAATCTATGGGCATTTAAACACCTGTATTTTTCCAGAGAATAGAATATTTATCTGCCTCTGTTTGGTTTAATTTAATTAAACTAATATTAACTTTTATGTTTTTAGAATCTACAATTTCAGAATTAATAATAATGTTTTTTACAATACCATCGTCAAGCATCCATTTTAAGCACGCTTTAGTTTCTCGGTTAAAATAATTTAATGTATTTTGGTCAACCCTCGATGTATCCGCAATCCATAATATCGAGCCCAATTCTCTTTCCAGATTTACATTGAGAATATTCCCAACCCATCCACGCCTCATAAGTGGATCTGAAACCGTTGAAGCTGGGGCCCTTGCATCTGTATAAATACTTACAAGGATTGCAGTATCAAGCCCTTCAACTCCGGCTATAGATCCATTTTCTATCACAAGATCATAATATCCTTGATCGTTTATTGCTAATTTAACATCTTGCATAAATAAACCTTTTAAGGAAGTGGGGGGCCTGTTGGACTTCCCACTGCTGAAACATTGTGAGTGTGTTTAGTTAAGCTTATAAGAGCACTTAATAAATTAGTTGCTGTTATATCTCCAGAACTTGTGATACTTCCTGTGTTTGTGATGTCTCCATCTATACTAACATCACCTATTATATTAAATAATTCTGTTAGCAAAGAAACAATACTAACAGCTTCAAATTTTAATATATCCCCGGTAACTCCATTAAATATAGCAACCTCACCCGGCAATAGGTTTTTCGGTCTCAATTCTGGATTGTCGAGAATGCTTATAAGGCTTGATTCCAATCCACCTTGCGTCCATGTCACTCCGGTTGATCCAGCGGGAGCATTGCTACTAAACCCATATGGGGCAACCGACCACGTTTTTTGTGTCTTACCTGAATACTGAACAACAGCCGTTTGGAAATTCCCCGTGTCATCCACAGTTTTTACAGAAGAAACTTTAAAAAGGTTAGCTATCTTTTCTTTTAGAAACTGTATCATCTAAAAAGGCTCCAACTTAACAGTTGTATTTTTCATATCATGGGTACAATCATCTAAATATTTTATTTCTCCATTAGCAACAAAACTGTGGCACCTATGGCCATGTTTGCTTTTACTGACCTCTCTGTAGTCTTTGTTTTCATGAACTAGCATTGATGGTGTAAAAGTCGGCTTGTCCATATTTCCGTTAAATTTCCACCTATTGTCGAAACCATGACAACATTGACAAGCTGGGCAAAATATAGACCAGCTATGATGTTTTTTATTTTGATCTAGAAACTCTCTTACAACCGAATCTGTCATTCGCCCACAACCTCGTTAAAAGTATCGTTTATCGACCCACTCATACCTCTATTTATAAAGTCATTATCTTCATACCCATTAGCTTTTGTGATCGTTTTTGTATTTTGTCCTGATCTTACAGCATCGGTATCCGTTAGGATTGGAACTACTTTAAAAGCATCCGGGTCTGAGTAGGTTAATTCTGTTAAACTTCCACCGTCATTATCATAGCTATAGACAACATCAACAATAGTAAACACGCCTTTTTTCTGTGCAAAATCATCGTCAATCGTATTTGATTGTCCGATATCATACACAATTCCAGCCGTACCTTTAAAGCCTTGTACGGTGCAAGAATACTGAGCGCTTGAAGCTCTTCTTAAGTTTGCCTCTTCTTCAACCCTTGCCTTTGTTTCTGGAGCTGATAAAGCTTGTTCGCCTTTTATTTCTAAATACCTTGAAGCTCTTATTTCTGTATCTGTTACGCTTCCTGTAATATTTGTTCCAGTTGCAGCGGTTGCAGTTGGATCATATGCAAAGTTTGCCTGACTTTTACACACATACTTTCTGAATCTTTTGCTGTGATCAATTGTGAAATTTGCCGATTTTATATTCGTAACATCAGAACCTATCCTATTTATAAGTTTATTTCCGTTTGATTTTCCTGAAGGTCTGAATATTTCAAGACCGCCTTTCCCATCTGGAATGTAATAGGCCTGTACTTTTCTTGCATAACTCGTAAGGTATTCTATACAATTGGAAGAAGAACCCGCCGAAATAGTACCAGTAGTGGAGATAATAGGTTTCAATGTTCCGATTGTATCGGTTACGGGGATTATCGCCCCCAATGCTAATATAACTGTTTCAGCAAATTGTTTTAACGTTTGGGTTCTTTCTATATTTTTTGCCCCTGGTGGTACTGAGGAATCTATTAAATCCTGCGTATTGTCCCTTATAGTGTATGTAAGGTCGTGGGATTCTGGATCATAACTACCATTTAATTTATCCACATGTCCAAAAAGCTTTGATTCTCCATCTACTAAAATCTGAATTAGATCATTAACTCTGACCGGAATAGGTTTACCTTTTCTTTCACCGGTAACTTTATCTATTTGAGTGGGTGATAATTCCAAAGTCGAAGCCCCTGCCGTGTTGTTCAATGACCGCTGGACTCTAACAGACTTGTATTCTTCAAATGTTTCACCATTGACTCTTATTTCAATCATCTTTGAAGAACCTCCACATTTTTCCTAAGATCCATACTACCTTTTGTAAGGTTTAAAGATCTTATAGTTAAGGTTCTTGTTTCTAATTCTGTTTGGTCGTTAAATTCTTCCATATACAGTTGATATGAAAGGTTAAAAGCGCTGCGATTAGGTTGGTTTACTAACTCGGTTATCTTACTTGCATTCTGTTCTTTTTGTGCCAAAACTTCTAATGTTGAAGTTCTTAAGT